GTTACAATTTACATCATACAATTCTACATCTCCATTATAACAATTTTTTAGTACACAACGATTATTGCTATAATGACGGACTGCAAAATTTTTGCCCGGTATTAATACAAATGTTCTGTATTTATCATGGTTAATTTCAAGTGTTGGATATGATTGTATTGTATTCATAAATTAATCATTCAATTAGTTTACATATCATATGTGTAACTTTCAATTTATATGAATCACCCATAAATTTCATCCGGTTTTTGAATGTAATGTGATATGTATAATTTGTCTAGTTTTGGTGTAGAACCCTTTGGAAAATCTCTGATTATATCAGTTAAACTTACTTCTCCATCAATTGGCATTGTAAATATGTATGGTATTTTGTTATATCTATTATGACCTGGTACACCTGGTTTTTTGTGAGTTTGATTGGTACATATGGCAATGTATACTTTTACCATATATGACACATTTGGTGACATTGATTTAACAATGGGATTTCTATACAATTCATTTGCTTCCATTTCAAAATAAATAGCCATAATATCATCATAGGTTGATCCAATCCATACAATAGTTCGGTATAATGATGATGCAATATCTACTGTTTTAGTTTCGGAGTATGACACATCATCTGGTGCATCAATAACTGGAATAACTGATGTTTTCACTCCATGAATTAACATATTTTCTTCATTAAACAAACTATTAAACACATTAATTTCATTTACAACAGAGTGTGGCACAGTCATTTCAATTGATGGTTCATAATCATTTTTGTTCATATACTTGACACGCACAATAAATTCAGACACATTTACATCAGTCAAATATGCTCTGCCATATGTCATAGTTGTATATATGTCCCCATTAGTTGTGGTATTTTCATGTGTGGTTCCTGGACTTAAATTCATATTTAACTCAATTATATTTCCATCTTTATCATAAAAAACCGGTTCGTCATCAACACCAATATATTTAATTTCAAAGGTCATTTGTGACGTCACGTTTGTAATTGGGAAAAAAAAGTAAGCACCCTCTGCTGTCTCAAAAATTGTTGAGCTGTGTAAAAACCGTCCACCTTCATAACAACACACAGTATCTGTCATTTACATATAATAACTAATGTAGTATTAAAGACATATTATCAATTTTTTTGAAACTTAACAAATTTAATGGGTTGCTTCAAATATTGCATTCCAATCAACGGTTGGATTATAATGAATAAAACGATGAAACGAGTCATTATAAACTGATGAATGAGAGTGTGGTAAGTCAACTAATGAAAGTGTATCACATAGTGCTGGCATTGTTATGTATTTCCATAATGACCCACTGAATGAGTATTTTATTTTATAATCTTGTTGATGAGACTGAAACATGTTATACACATAGTGATTATTTTGTTTGTTCAAATATGTGACGACACAATAACAAAACTCATATTGTTTAATGATGTATTCATATATTCTCTGGGTTGCTTCTTGTGTTACAAACTTGGTAGTTTCAAAATGCTTATGCTTCCACGCATCAGTCGCGCTGCAATCTGTGTTTGAAACTGATGCATACAATATACAGTCTTCTCTGTTGAATAAATTATAAATTCTATAGGTAGGTTGGTAAATACTCAACCCATATGGTTCAATAAATATTCTGGATGCAAATATTTCATCTATATCCATCATAGTTGTTTCTCGTTCTCTTGTAATAATGATGCATTTTCGCGCACTGACATAAATAGTGTCATTTGATACAATGTTGTATGTGACTTTGTTCATATCATAATCAACCACATCTATGATGTATTTAGTGTTTCGTGTCATAAATTCAATCAACATTGCATCAGACCGTTCAAAACTATGTATTTCACAAAAAGTAAATGTGTCACGAAATAGTTTAGAGGTTATGGTGTCTTTATACACAACGCTAATGTATTGCGGAACTATTGATTCATCATCGCGTGTTTCCCAATCAGTTTTAAACTCGTACGTGTCCATTCAATTAATCTATTTAGTCTAAATCGTAGAAATTATAAAATCAGTTTTTTAGTTATACTAAAATGAAATAATCTCTTTAATGTGGCAACGCATTAATGTATTAAATGATGTCTTTAATGTGCAACGCGTGATGACTATTAAAGCCGCCCGCGTTAATGTATTAAATGATGTCTTTAATGTGCAACGCGTGATGACTATTAAAGCCGCCCGCGTTGATGTATTAAATATTGTCTTTAATGTGGCAACCATACATTGTTGTATTAAACAAGTAATTTAATACACAATTATAATACATGTAAACGGTCATACAAAATATACAAGACAACTGGGATCATTCCCAGTTTGCGTGTATCTACAGCATATTGTATCACATTTTTTGTGATGTCTACTGGATCTGATCCGGGCATTAATACAATATCACCTAATGGCAATGTTGGATAATCAATTGTTTTTGACTCAAATAAACCATGTAAAATTCCTCTATGGTATATATTTAAAGTTCGGATATTTACTGTAATCTTCATTTCAAAATCAAATGGATTAGTAATGTAAATACGGTTGTCTGTTTGTCCCTGACATATGGGGAAATGCTCCATCGTATACACATATTTAATGGTTATTTCCAATTCATCGATTAACTTCGTTATTATTTCCATTAATTCCATTTTTTTAGAATTGTTAAAATCAGTTCCACATTTAGACAACATAACATCTTCATTTTGAAATAACCTATTCATTTCATTTGTTTGTTCAATTAATTTCATATTAAAATCTGAGTTTAGTAAATCTTCCGAAAAAAAATAAGGTGTGTACTGTTTTACATCAGAATGTTCTTCATCATGTTTAATAAACATTTGTATAATAAAATTGTTACATCCAACGTATACACTAGTCATGTGATGTATGTAAATGTCAATATTTAATGAATTACCTTCTAAATCAAACGCTCGTAGTTGTTCAGTAGCATTTGTCAAAAATCGTTCATCAATCATTAAGGTAACGCCTTTTTTTTCTATCAAGTCTAAATTATATATTTCAGCCAACATAGGTACAGACAACCCTCGAGATCGATATGGTGTTTTCATGTCTCGTTTAACATAAAAATAATAAACAGAACCTTCTGTTGCAACAACTCTAGCAATTGGTAATAAATCATTCATAATCTTAATAATTTGTTAGTTATTAACTCTATTTTGTTTTATCATCCAATCCTTAAACACATACACACCATAAAATCTGTATACAAAAAAATCATTTAAATCTGTTGTTATTTCATCAATCAATGGTACTATATTGTACATGTCAATTCCATCAACAAACTGAATGTCACTGCTACATGTCCGCACTGATCCTATATTTTCTGCACGAAATACATAAAATAGCCGTTGATCAAACATGTTGGCAAAATAATCATACACTACTCTAGTAGATTTTAAATCAATACGGGCACTTTCAATGTTATTTAATTGTGGTATAAATTGTTTTAAAAACTCATGAAAATAATAAGTTGAATTTGTTTCTTGTTCAGGTGCCATTACAGTAAACTGCCGGTGATATTTGTTTTGTTCAACAAATGTTCCATCATGATCATTCCCAGATAACTTGTAAATTAACTTGTCTTCTGTAAAAAACAAATCATTACATTGTCGTTCTAATCTGTATTCAATTTTGTTTAATAGCTTCCAATATTGTGCAACACCAATAGTTGTACCTTTATTCGTAACAGATGTTATCATGCCATCTGTTTTAACACATACAATAATCATAATTGAATAAATTGATGTATTTGTTATTTCTGCCGTTATTGCATTGTTTGTTTTATTTGTGTTATCATTTGTTTTCTCATTTATTTCAACTGTAAGTTCCGAGTTATTTTCTATCATTTCATTCTTATTCCAATTATACAAACACAATAATGTCATATTTGTATCATAAATCATAATTTCTGTAATCCGGCCACAATATTTCAGCGACTCAAAACATGCTGTAATTTGTACATTTCGGTAACCTCTTAACAACACAGGTTCTAAAATATGAAATGAATAAAAATCAGTTTGAATTACAAAAGTCATATATTTTAAATACAAATATATGTTTATGTATCAAATGCAATGCCACCATTACCATGAATGATTCGTAACACATTTAAATTAACGGCATACAATCGCAACTTGGCGGGATTTGAATAAGTCACAGACGAGTCAACATTAATAATAGATTGAATATCGTTAATTCGACTCATGTTTAATGTTCCAGATGGTTGATTATGATCGGTTGGATTTAATGACCATGAAAAGACACAAACACCCTCAGCCGGTGCAGTTGGAAATGAATAATATGGCATAACATAATTCAAAATTTTATAGTCGAAATTCTCAAACAAATCTTCACCGTTTAACTTTAAAGTTGCTTTTTTAATTATACTTGTGTTTGTTTTGTTTTGACGGGCATAGTCTGTTGTGTAATTAAACTTGTCAAATTTACTGATATAATCTAATGACCCAACCATTACATAAAATTTTGTTGGATGTGCCCAGTTTAAATTTTCGCCTACAATAGCTGTATTTGCTGTAATATCTTTTTCAAATTGTACTTGATGAATTAAATATTCATGGGTTGATTTATGAAACTTGATACGTTCTTGAATGTCTAAATATGCATAATTCACATATACAATTGCTTTATTTAATGTTAATTCATTCAAGGGTGGATTAATTGCCAAAACGGTTCCAGATGGATCAATATTCATTACTTGTTTACTTGTGTCACCAACAATTGTAAATGTTCTATCATATTCATCACTTGGAATCTGTAATTCGCCTTTAATTTGGTTGTAATACAAATAATTAATGTTATTTTCATAGTCATACTCAAGTTTTATGAATTGACCAACATATGTTTTATTATTTATTGTTTGTTTAATAAATTCATACGGTATAAATGAGCTAACACTTTCTAATACAGGTATTCGCCGAGTTGGAGCTAATAAATAACTGTTTTCTTCCCGGGCAAATTCAACATTTATTTTGATCTCAGAGTATTCTAAAGCAAATAATGGTAATGCTTGAGTCCAATCTAAACAAAACCAAAATGAAAGTGGTACACGTATTTTATGTTCGTTTTTCCCGTTTGTAAAAGAGTATAATTCTGGAATGTCTCCAATCATTTTCATTAATGCATCATGTGATGAATTTTTTCCGATTAATTCGTTCCATATGTTCAACCAATCACCATATTGTCTGTCAATTACTTTTCCATTTATCTCTAATTCCACTTTGGAAATTAAAGCAAATCCAATTTTACGCATCCATGCAAATTTATATAATGTACTGTCTGTGTTGTTCGTGAAATCAATAAAAGGGGGTACACTTGGCAACGTTATTTCAATGAAAACGTCACTAATTAAATCACCATTTTTACCAATTACACATGATACACGCTTGCCAAAATTTGGTTGAGTACTAAAATACTGTGGAATATACTCCATGGCAAAATTTGTATGACGTCTATATGCAATTTTAAAGAATGTTATTTGAGGGTCGCCAGTTAAATAAATATCTTGGTGGCCAACTGATGCCAGTTGTACAAGTCCTCCAGTCATGTATTTTACCCGTTATATACTATCAAAACATTTAAATTATACCCTTATTCTAACACTACAGTAGTTGTTTTTATTATTAGTACTTGTATGAAAGATAGTTAATGTTGTATTAACTGTTGTAGTTAATGTTGTATTAACGGCATTAATTGGAACAATGGCATTAGTTAATGGTGTATTAACTGTTGTAGTTAATGTTGTATTAACGGCATTAATTGGAACAATGGCATTAGTTAATGGTGTATTAACTGTTGTAGTTAATGTTGTATTAACGGCATTAATTGGAACAATGGCATTAGTTAATGTTGTTAATACAACATCAATTGGAACAATTACCGGCGTTAATACATTATAACAACCTCAACTAAAACAATTCTAGTTATTTAATCACTTTTAAATAACATTATTCATCAAATGCTAAACCACAAAATCCTGAAAACACACGCAATACATTCCGCCCGACTGCATATGCTTTGATTATTACCCGTTCATTTAATGATTCTTTAAATTCTAAATTAATACGTGCATCATTGATTAATGAAAAGTTCAAACTTCCGGAAGGTTGATATTGGTATGGATACAAACAAAAAGGAATAACATGTGTGCCATCTGGTAACGATCCCACAAAATGCCTTCTTGTTATACCATAATTGTAAAATGTTGCTTCTCTGGTTGACATCGTCCGTCGCCCATTTAATTCAATACTCATTGACTTCAAGAGTGATCCTCCACCATCTTCGTCAATGTTTTCTTCTAGTTTTTCTGTGTTAGTCATAATTGAATAATTAGAATATTCTTTGTTTGTAATATGTGATTCTTTTTGAACTGTTAAAATAATAAAATCAACTGTATTTTTAAAGTTTAATTTAACTTCGGCTGTTTGTTGATTAATTATTGTTTGTCCCTCTATTTCCTGTGTTTGTTCAATTAAATATTCATGAGCTGACTGTGCAAAAATCTTTCGTTGTAATTCATCCAAATATACAAAATTACCAACCAAATGGGTTTGTACTTCTTCCATTGTTACAATTTCGGTCCCAACTGTATGTTTTATTATTTGTTCTAATGGTTTTAATTTCACTCGTATTTTAATGTCTGTATGTGGCAATGCAACCAATGGTAAGGCCAACCCTGTATGTCTGAAAAAACTCATTTCAATTGGTAACCATATATTATAATTATCTTTTACTTCTGCTTCATATCGGGTTAAAATTCCATTTTTCCCATTGCCTATCATATGATTTAACCCGCGTTCGTGCCCTTGTTGTCCGTTTGCTTTATGATATAAATGGAAATATGAACCACTCCATCGTTCTAACACTTGATCATCTGCAGCAATTTCCACATAGTCAATCATATGATAGCCCAAATCTTTGACCCATGCAATTTTACCAATTTCAGTTCTATTAATTATTTCATTTAACATTTCTTGAAAGTCATCAGAGTTAAAAATATCTAATTTCCTGTTTTCTTCTGTTAATACATCTCCCACATTTTCAATCAATCGTTCCTTTTCAGATTCTAATATGTTTTGTTCTTCGTCAATTTTCATTACATCTTTTAAAATGTTATAGTAATACTTACACCCACGATTGCAGTTAACTAACATAGTTGGAGCATAATTATATTTCAAATCATTTTTCATTCTCAGAATCATCTGATTAAGTGTAATATCAATTTCTTTAGTACGGTCTAAAATAGTTGTTACATCCGATGCCTCAAGTGTGTTTGAGATAAATTCTGATCTATATTGTTCAAATGTATCATTTATAGTCGGTATGTAAAAATTCACCCGGTTCAATGCATGTTCAATTAACCAATATTCTTCTACCATATTGTCCAATATTGTTTGTGTTGGTGTATCAAATGCATCATTTGGTGATGTATGTGCTATATCACGAATACGTGTTAACTCTGTAAACAACAAGTTATTTTCTGATGTCAGTGCATCATAATAAAATGTTCTTGTTAATGTTTGAGTATTGACATCATATGCGAATCCTGTTGGTAAATCCCATTTATGTTTAATTGTTATTGTACTTTCCCATGCGTTGTTAGTTCTTTCTAATGTATCACTAATTTCTCCCAGTTGTAACATTCCTTTTTCTGTTGCATTTATTAATGTCAAATCTTGCAAAAAATATGTTCCATTCGTCAAAGTTTGCACATATTCCTCCAAATGTGTCTTTGACATATTATCAACGTTCCCATTTTTGATGTTTTCATATATATACCATTTTAGTCCAGTATATGGAGAACTAGACCCATCATTTAAATAATTTAAAATTTCATTTCGTTCAGCTAAATCAGTTGGTGACATTCCATCAATGTAATCAATAATTGGACTAATCAAATCATGTTCATCACTGCTTACAATACATCCATTTAACAATTTATACCCGTTTATTTCCACATTTTCATTATACGGGTTTATATGATCAGTTATAACATTATTGATTTCTGTTTGTGTTGGTGTACTTCCAACGTAGTATTGTATTAATTTGACATGATTCATTTTCTCAATATTTGATTGTAATTGATCACATGGACCAAATAAATCAAAGAATGTATATAACAATTGATTATTATGATAAAATGTCATGAAATTCTCCTTCCATTCTTCAATGTATTTTTCCCAAAAATGATCTTCATTTGCCATCAAATAATCATTTATTACATCATTAATATATTGTTCATTTTCTGTTGTAACTGAATAATCATTTTTATATACAGATAAATCACCATTTGTGTCACGTGTACGAATCAATGAATAAATGTATTCCAAAATGCTTTCACTCGTCGCACTGAAATAATCTGCACGGTTCAATGGTAAATCTTTAATACGTAGTATATTACGATTTTCAACAAATCTCGTGATCATACTAACTCTAATCAAATATTCATCATTCATAAACATTACCAAACGATCTAATGTGTCATACATCATTGACTCACGGTCTATTACTACTACACCCCCTGACAAATCAAACTTTGGATAATTACTAATTGTTTCCATAATGGTTTCTAAATCAATGCCATAGTAATCATTTATTAATGCTTCTGACATTAAATCATTTAGTGATAATCCAATGTTTCGTTTGCTGTTATTGACAAAGTCAATTAATTGATTTGTATATTCAATATTCATGTTTTTCAAACTAATTAACATATTTGCATAACGATAGTTTAATAATTGAACTGATGATTGTAACCCATCTGTGTTAAAGTACACCAGTGTATCAAACAAATGTTGTTTTATTTCATTTTCAGCATTCATTAAATCATTTATTGAAGTATAATTAAACACAACATCATACAAATCTGTTTCTTCTTCTAATGTTGTGTCCCCCATTGTATCACGACGGATATTTAAACTAACATAATAGATAATTCTTAACATATCCTCTTTAACGCTTTCATCTGTGCTATAATATGGTACAAACAACAAATCATCTATTATGTATTTTAGTAATGCGTCGTATGTAAATGGGTGTTCATGATCATGTGCCGTTATGAAACGCGCGTATGTTGGTTCTGTGTCTGTTACATTATCCCGAATATGATTTAATAACTTGAACAACACTCTTGGTATTTCTTTAATAATTCGTCTACAAATCACCAAAAATTGACTTTTATCATTCAACGTTAAATCATCTAATGCATTATAATAATTATTCTGTGTTAATGTCTTCATTACATATTGGAAATAATCCAAATACACATAGTTACTGTAATAATTACTTGTTCGGCTGACTGTTGTAATACTTGTTATTTGTGTGTTTATTGCATCTTCTACATTATTTATCTCATATATTGCAGAACTAGTTGATGCATTGCTTACATTATTGGTCACGTCCACGCCTGCAATATCAACACTAGTCCCTTCATATATGTTTTGAATAATAATTTGTGTGGCATTATTTCCATACGTTCCAATGATTGCTGCAAATTGAACTAAATCATCTGCCACCTGATCCACATCACTAAATGCATCATTTACGTATTGAACTACATTCGTGCTATAATTATTCAATATCGTGGTTGCTTCATTTATAATTGGTAATTGAATACCATTATTACTATTTTGTACTAACACATATCCGTTTTCATTTACACATGTTGACTGGATTATTTCATTTTCAAACTCCACAATTTGATCATAATCCCTGCCGAAATTTATATGTCGTTCTGTTGGTTGTACGCTTGGATCATTAATGCTGGTATCTGTATAATCCGTATTTACAACCCCATTTAATGGAATGGTGCTATATCCAATAATTGATGACTTGAACAAGCTTAATCCAGATGAATTAATGGCTGTATTAACATTGCTCACTGTTGTAGTTACCACGTAATCAGAAAATACTGAGGTTATTAATGGTAATGTACTTGTTATTATTGTTTCATCATTGATTTGTCTTCTTGGTTGTATCGCCCGTATCATATTACGAGCAATTTTTGTATTATAGTAAAAGGCTACTCTTTGTGACACATCGATTAAATTAGTATATTCATTGTTCGTGATTTGATTTTTATTCACTACTTGATTTATGTTTTCATACACTTTTACTAAATCATATACAACTGGTTCTGCTTTTATAACTGTTGCAGTCATATTAAATTGATTGTCATTAATAGTTATTTCATCATCAGTATATGAAATGTAAACGAAATCTTTGATCATTTCAATTGTTGCATTGTCATTTTCACTGATATAATCATTTGTTCCGTTATTTGTGCTCAATACTTTAACAAAAATTTTGCTTGTAGTTATTGTTTCATCCACGTCTTCTGTATTTTCAATTGATGTCACAATAACACGACTTATAATGTAGTTGATGTCGTCTCGTACTTGTGAATTGTTCTTGCGTATAAACAGTATACTACCAACGTCAATCAAGTCATTTATATCCCAACGTTTTGGACTTGATCCATAGTTTAACAACACGTTTCCATCAATTTCCATATAAAACACGTCTGAATACATACGAGAAACAGCTGTTTCGGTTAACTTTGGACGACTTCGAGTGTAATCATATGTAATCAAATCAATATTCTTATTCAGGTCTAAACTATAATCAAATGTTTTCAAAATGGTGGTTTCAATGACATTAGTTGAAGTGTAATTTAAATAATCAGGGACATTAGATAAATTAATGTTTAACTCCATGCCTACAGTGACAACATCTAATGATTCGGTTTCTGATACAATTAAAAGCAAATCAAGGGCATAAAAATCCGTTCCAAAGTTGTGCCAATGTGGTAAAATGTAAACTGGTTCAATTGTAGTCATATCAACAGTTATTGAATGTATTATTTCCCGTTCTTCAACGTCATCTAATTCACAATAATTGTTCAAATAATGTTCCAACGCTGCTTTGTCTTCTGTATCAGTGATTTTAACTAATACCCGATAATACATTGGTTTTAGTAATTGATTTTTATAACGGTGTTGTTCAACTGCATCTGTTCTAGTTCGTGTTTGGTTCAAATAATAATAAAAGTGTTTGAAAACACTACTAAAATAGTTGTTATTATCAGACAAATCAGAGTTGTTGTAATCAATAAAGTTTTGAACTGCTTTAAAATCTGTTGACTGTAAATCATTTTCGTTTTCTCGAACAATTATCTGACCTTCTGACAAATCAGTGTCTAAATTGCCCGTAATTGCTTCAATTTGGATATCAGTTTCATGATTGACACGGTCATAGTCTGTGCCAACCGTGTTAATGCGTAATTGTTTTGATGTATCACGTATGTCATCAATGTTGTAAATATTCAAAACATCATTTAATTGAATATGTGGTTTCCAATCGGGAATGCTATTGCTAAATGTGGTTGTTAATGCATTACGGTCAATTACTGCTCGATAATTGTTTAATTGGGTAATTACTGACTGGCCATAATTATTGAGCATTATATTATTGTCTTGTAAGTATCTGTTGTTGGTTACAGTATACACATTACTTGTAACAGTGATATTAACAAAACTTGGTACATTATCACTTGGATCAGTAATGTCATACACTGGGATGCTTACAGTATATGTTGACAAGTCTAAACTAAAGTAATCAATATTGTATGGTTCAAGTATATGTCCCACAATATGTACATTACCAGACATTGAATAAATATCGTATACAGTTATGTCATAATCTGGTAGTGAACCAGTTGATGACAAGGTTAGTACTAATGGTATATTCTGTTGCAAGTAATACGCATATTGTAAAGTTATATCATGAACAATTTCATTTGGATATTCATTTTGTCGGAAAAAGTAGTAAACAGAAGAATCATAAAATTCTGTCAGATTTAAGTTTAAATCCAATACTCGGGTCATATCTTGTGAAACAGTTATGCTGTTAGTATCAATACTTTCAATTACAAATGTATTTTGTTGTAATCCATGAATTATGTTTGAATCTGTGTCCAAACTAGTAAATGACAATATTTTATCATCCACCTCATAACCTTCTTCTTCTAATGTCTGTGTACGAGTTATGTTTGATACTTCATCAATTTGTGTATATGTATCACTAAGTGTTAGTTGTTGTCTAAGTGTATAACCAACATTACTTTGATCATACAAATCAGCAATAAAGTTTCGAGTGATGATTGATGTCAAATCAGCTGGGTCAATTGAAATCCACATGTATGTACGGGTAACTGTGGTTGTACCGATTAACTCTGTTGATGCTTCAATATTGTATACATCAAACAAAGCTAATTGACGCAATATACCACTATTTAATGAATGTATACATAATGTATCGCATGGCATAATTTCCCGATCCCATCGTGTATGTGTTGATGAATCTTCTAAATTAATGTTGTTAAACTGAATCCCTTCTAATTGGTAAACATTGGTTATAAATGCTTCATCAACCCGAGTCATGATGAAATTACCGGCAACAATTGTAGAAACATTAACATTATTAGAGTCATTAACACCAGTAGTTGAAATAGTTAACCGTGTCCGCCGTACAGTGTTGCCAGACAAATCAAGTTCATTAAATGCAGAAATTGCAGAAACAACATGATTTGTGCCGGCAATGGTAACCGGCAATGTGGCGTCTGAGCCATCATCATCTTCACCTACAACTAATATGGAACCTACTGCCGCGGGTGTGTTCCATACTTCAACACTACTAATGTTTGATGCTAACACAATAACACTTGGGAAAAATGTTGTAATGTATGCATAATCTAGTTTATTACTTAGATAGTCTCCAACATTGGCATCTAACAATGTATTTTCTGTAATTAAAGGATTAACAAAACTTTGTTGTGTTACATCTAAAAACAAAAAACTGCCACTAACACTAGTTGCATGAACACGTGCATGAACAGTTGCATCATCTATATTAACATTATTTGGATCTGATGGTTTGTAAAGAGTGATTAAATTAGAACCAGATGTATTGGTAATTAATCGATCTCCAGTCCAACCAGTATTAGTGACTTGTATTTGAGTACGGGATGTAGATGGGGTAAATGCTTGAGGATGCAATGAAATGAAACCAGTGCCACTTAAATTAAAATACAAATCAAGAAAGGCATTATTTGGTGTGATGGGTGAGCCAATGTTGAAAATTTCACTAAATAATGTACTAATCACTGTTGTATCAGACGTGGAATCATATGTTACTGTACCAGATACATTAAACCGACTTGAATAATTTTCAGAATTTGCTGCATAAATTGATTGACGATTTTGAAACACTAGCAAAGGAACACCACTGTTTAATCCGTAATACCATCCACTAACATTTGTATCAACAGACAATTTAACATCAGTGTTAAAACTCAAAGTGAATGGCCGATATACAAAAGCAGTTGATTTGTATTGTGTGGTTGGTGATGTAACTACTGACATATCGTATCGTGGAATTGCTAATTTAGTAGTTGAAGGATTATTGTAAAAATCAGTGTAGTTTGATATTGGTTGAATAGTTGTTGTACCACTTAAATTAAATGGTAAGTATCTATATTCAATGAAAAGTGTTGTACCGCTATTATCAAAATCAATAATTTCCAAGTCTCCAATTTGTGTTCCTGCTGTGTTACTACATTTTAACATAACATTTGGAAAATTATCATTTAAAAATGCCCGATAACGATTACGAAACGCCTTACCTTCCGAGTCTAATGCAGTTGTAATTGGTGGATCTGGGGCAGTTGTTGGGTATTTGTTAATATATGGAGCTTGGTTGAACATTAATGCATACGCTTGGCCAAACACTGGTAAACTTTCATAACCACCAATAATGGATAATTGGCCATACATACTTTGAACACTATGAGTATTATGTGTCAAAACAGTAACAGTAGAGTCTGTTGATTCCACACCAACTTGTGTAAAACGTTTGTATGTTATTGTTGTACCTGTTAAATTTGTAGGGACATTGTGAACACCATTAACTTGTGGATTATCTGTAATACGTCCAACTAAATGAATTAATCCATCTCGTTTAATAATGCTGTCTGCTTGAAAGTTGACCTCACGTTGTGCATTTGGTGGTGCAAGGGCAAAGTTTAGTCGAGTATATGAAGTCGCATCAATTTCTAATATAGTTGCAGTGCGCAAAATTGTTTCATTTGAGGCATTAATTGTTGGTACATCAAATGTATGATTCACAAACATATTAAATGTAGCGGGTGGTGGTGAATTATACATAATATATGCATGGAGTACTAAGCGGAATGCAGTTGTGGAACCAGGGATTGGTTCAGCTGTAATTTGAACAATACGAAATTGATAAGTTTGCGTTTTACCAACAACTAAGTTACCAGAAGAATCATACATTGAAAACGCTGGCATATTAAACACAAATGTTCTTGGTCGCACCGGTAAAAATAGGTTAGCTGATTCTACATAATTATGATAACGTTGGTTGGGCACAGGTTGAGTTGTACTTGTATCATTTGCAAAATACATACAATGACTACTTGTTGTTACTTCAGTTAATACATTATCCAATCCAACTGTGCCTCTGTATAGAAAATTATTAGTTGCGTTAAACTCACCGTAAATATTAGTAATAATTTTTTTCGTTTTCAAGTATGCAGCATAACGAAAACCAATTGTTTCATCGTATGATGTATTAATAAAAGTAGCAATACTGGAATCATTGTTATTTGTGTTTGTTGTTCTAAAATATGTTTCTGATGTATTATGATAATCTCCCAAGTATGGACGTTGCCAAAAGAAAAAATACTGGATATCACCGGCTGGACTTACCCAATAATTTGATTCACCCAACACCAAATGCATTCGGGTATTTGTTTTCACCCGGCTTAGTGGTGTATTCAACAGATTATCAATGTTGTTAATTGGCACACTTGTTGTGATGTTTGTTCGGCTTCCATTTGCCACAAATGTTTCTGTTGTACTGTCCACATCGTCTAATGTGTTGAAATCTGGCCGTGTTGTGCTATATGTTGCGTTAATTATTGTGTTTACGCCAGACATATTTATGGCTTCAACTTTTAAATATGTATCGTTCATTCTAAAATACTTATTAACACTAAGTGAGTTAATCCATACATTTGAGTTAGTTAAGTTAGTGTTGTTGACGCTTAAAATGTATCGGGGAATGTCCACAATCGGAGATATTTGAAGATCACGCCGGATTATGTATGTGTCATTTACGGCGGAATAATCAAATTCATTGCCGCTTGTATCTACAAAGGTTAACGAGTTTTGTTGCAAACTAGTATTATACGATGCTGTGTTAATTTCACCATACAAACTGTTATCACCAATATCATCAAATGAAGCCAAATAAACCCGGTTTTTATCCAATCCGGCACCACTTGTACCTGATGCATACAATCCATTTAACCAAACTGGACTACTTCCCCGAACAATTGATGAACCGTTGACAACCATGTTATAACGCTCAATTCGTAAAATTTCTGAAGTGTCTTGAGTATTTTGCAACTTGTATGAAATACCGCTAATACGACCTTGATTCAACAAAGTTATTTCATTGGCCACTAAATACATATTGTATGGTTCATTAATGGTACTAAATGAAAATTCAACAATTGATCTGCTTGTGTTTGAATCCGTAATTGAACGAATGATAATTTCACCAACATTTGTTTCGGTACTTGCTTCTGTACGGATTAACGTCATTCGTGAATTTGGTGACATAACCACATTGAAATCATTAATTGAATCAATTTTTGAATCAAGTAAAACGGTATGATATAACCGGCCATTGATGCTTAAATTTTGATTTAAAAGCCGTTGACATGTTAGCCGACTCCCACTCACAGTTGGGAAAGTATCAAATAAACTATCTGTACCTGATACATAGTCTAATTCAATCATTGTTTTTCCATATCTTCGTTTTGTTTCTAATGAATCCATTAGTGATATATTGTCTGGATCATTAAATTCCAGTGATTTAACTTCCATTAATAATGACGACGATGAGGCCACTAAGGCGGTTGATGTCCTATAAAAGAACTGTAAGAAATCACCTACACGCAACTCCTGATTATAAATCCCATAATATTTTTCAGTGGTCACAACTAAATCACTTAATGTTTCATTTAAATTTGTAATCTTACCAAAATACATTAAATTGTTTGTTTGGTCAACATTGTTTGGTGCCAAATTAAGAACAGAATAAACAGACATGAAAGCATTAACTGACGGCGCAGTGTTGGTTAATTGAGCTTTGCTAAAAGTTAATTCATAATTGACTAATCTATAATAAGTGTTAATCATGGGATTTTCAGAATCATATGTGTAAACAAGTTTATTACTTCCATCGCTGATGTTAATAATTGGATTGTCTAACTCAACTTTAACATTTGAACTCCATGTTACGTTAAGATATACAAAGGTTTTGTTTTGTTGATATACTATGTGTGTGACTGTACCGGTCAAACTTCCAGAGACAAGAATTAAATTATAAACAGTGTTTTCTTCCAAAAGTTCAACCCATTCAGTAGCATACTGACCAACATTAATCTCTAATACAATTTTAGTAATTTGAAAGTTATAGTTTTTAATGTAAGTGTGTGCAGTCCATTCAACATAATCTAACACATCATCACTTTCGGCTCCATAATTCAAATTTACAGAATAGTTAACCCGAAACAGGTTTTCCAGAGTAAAATTAGTACATGTGTCCCGTGATACATCACCCAATACTTCTAAATAGTAATTTGTTGTGTCTGTTATTGTCCGTTTGTTCCTTTTTTGACGAATAATGTTCCCAACAACAATATTTTCTGTAGCATTGGGGACATATTCACGTATAACGTCAATTGGTAATGCAATATTATCTCCATTGTCAGTTGTCTCATTTGTTTGGATTAGTTCTAAAATAGCTGTGTCATTTGTGTTATTGAATAAATCCAATAGATCATTAACCATTGATGGTCTTTCCCAATCATCTTCACTTAATTCATGAAACAATAACATAGTATTATAAATGGTTTTGATTACACCATAATTAACACTATCACTGATTTTCAAATATTCATTAGTCAACAATGTTGACAGTTCGGAATATTCATCATTTGATGTTACAGCTTGGTATTCCATCAAAATAATTAATTTTGCATCTGTTTCATTAACATTACCCACAACATCAACATGATTTATCATCAATTTATACTTTTCTGTCGTAGAGAAATCATATACATCAGCATATGACTTGAACAAATATACAAATTGGCCATGTGTTAGACTACTTAGCCATTCAGTTTCGTCAGTATATGCAGTTTCAATATGATAAATTTGAGAAATGCGCTTGTCTTGTTGACTGCCAATCAAGTTGTTAAAAAAGAACTCATATAGGTCTAAAATAACAGTAAAAATTGTTTTCAATTGCAAATCACCACCTAAATTTGGATTTAATCGATGAAATTCATTTTTATACCAAATTAGATACCGTACAAGTTCACTGTAACAATCTTGACTAACTAACACATTATAAATTTTATCATGCATGTCTTCATTAGATTCCCAATCATTCCATGTAGGATTTTTGTAGTTAATAGTAATATCACCGACAGATTCACCTGCATTAACTACATCAAAGAATGCACTTGTGTTGCTCAAATATTCATCTATGTTAGCAATCATTAACCCCAATTGACTGTCTTCAATAGATACAGTAGAGTCATTGTAATCAAAATATTCTGTGTTTGGAACTGTATAATTTTGGATACTTAACTGATTTTCCAATGATTCACTTGAATCAACATCTCCCGTAATAATCAAAAACTTACTAATTACATCACTAAATTGATTTGATTCAGATGTTAACCAGTTCTGTAAAAACTCCAGTTTATGAATAATTTTATTTGTGTAATCAGTGCAAAAATTGCTTATTCCTTGTTGTTTGTATAATTCTTCAATGGCTTCACTAATTGTTTTAGTATGTTTTGCCCATACACGAGGTAATTTGACAAACAATAATAGTGATTGTAATAGATCACCACAATGAGGCACAGTAGTTTCAAGCATTTTACCAAATCCGACACGTCCACGAAAGTTAAAAGGTATGTCTTCAGTGGCAAAATCACCATGACGTCTGTAAACCGTTTTGAATAAAGTAATAGAAGGGTTCCCAGTTAAAAAAATATCTTGACTGCTACGGGTAATTAGTTGAATTAAACCACCGACCATTTTAGTTAAAAGTAAAAGTGTAAAAGGGTACTTATATTATATGTGTAGTAGTTTTTTTAACCTATAAGATTTTTTTTAAGTGGTGTGGTGAGTTATATTTTTTTCTATTTTTTCACGGTTATATTATATATGTTTTCATCATCATCAGTGGTCAAAACGACCACAAACATGGCCACTTTAACAAATATAAAAACATCTGTTAAAAGTATTCGCAAACGTGGATTACAAAAAAGATTGAATCAACCACGCCGAATGTCACAAACAATGACGGCAGTATATGACAACGGTGATTCATTAGAAACATTCTTTTTTAATTTCACAAACACACAAAACATACAAACCAAAGCAGATTTATTAGGTTGTTTTTTTCGTAAAGATGAACGTTTATCGCCATTTGTACAATGGATAATTGAACGTGATATGGATGAAGAGGATTTGTTAAAGCTGGTTCGTTTTATGTTTTTTCATATTGAATACTATAATTATGATTTTGTTTTGTTAAATGAATGGTTTGGGCAGTTATTGGAGTATGTAGACAGGAAAGGTTTTAAAGAAATACAACAATTAAAACAACAATATATTGCCACACGACAAAAAATAGAAGTGTGGAATGGATTTTTTACAAACTTCATAAATGCCTTAATGAAAAAACATACTGTATTACAAAAAGTATATACATATCGGGATTATCATATAATTTTTGATTTTGTGAATAATACATGTATGCCATACATAAATGCCATTTTTCATAATGAAATAGACATATTGAATACATCACATGATGTAGTTGTGCAAAACGATTATTTTGTGCCATTTGATGAAGAAATAACAAAACGATTAAGAAAGTTATTTAAGTTTTTTGGTTATTACTTTTTCGCATTATTTCAAATAGAATTAGTGTCAAATGCAGAGTTTGAACATATGAAAACAGTTCATAAATTAAACTACTTTTTTTCATTACAACTTAAAATGGTCAATGCAATGAATGACATCAATAAATATTTGTGTCAAATAAATGAGTATATTCAAACATTGCACAAATTAGTTGACTATGTTCATTATGAACAAAAGTTAACAAATATACAGTTTTAATGTTGTTGTTTGTAACAACATTAAAGGCATCATTTAATACAACTCATGTGGAATATTAAAGGCATCATTTAATACCGTTCATGTTAAAAATTAACGGTATCATTTAATACAACTCATGTGGAATATTAAAGGCATCATTTAATACCGTTCATGTTAAAAATTAACGGTATCATTTAATACAACTCATGTGGAAGATTAAAAGGCTAATGATCCATAACCAGAGGCTACACGTAAAAAGTTAATTTCACGATGAATAACACGCAATGTTAAAACGTCATTTGTATCTAATGAAGACCAAAACTCTGAATTTATTTCAATTTCTAATTTGAAATTGCTTAACATACTTAAATTCATTGATCCAGATGGTTGATAACTTTCAGGAAATAATGAAAACGGCATTATATAAACACCAGGTGATGGAGTACGTAAATGATGTTTTGCAGACATGACACAATTATAAAACATACCATCATGAAAACGATAACGGTCATCTTTTTCAACCATTAAGCGGGCTTGTTGTAAAATATTGCCGCTTGTTTTGGCTTTTTTACCATAATCATTAACTAAATCATATACAACATCATTAATTGTCCCATCATCCACTAATAAATTTTTGCCATATTGGCCATATAATCCGGCATCTGTACGGCTCTTAACTTCAAAATAAAAAATAAGTTCTTTACTTGGGTTATTCATTTCTAATTCAATCATCATTTTACGACTAGTAATGTTATAATAAAATTCACGATTTAAACACACCAAATATTCATGATAAGACGTCCCAAAACGTTTTCTCTCTGGTTCATCTAAAAAATAATATTCAGTGAGCATTTGAATGTTTTTCAATCTAATTTTGTTAGTTAAATCATTGGCACTATTTGGGTAGTTATGTAAAATAACTTTTTCAAGATTTTCAATGTCTATTTCTAAATAAATGTCATTATTGGTTAATGAAATAAGTGGTAAACTGGAAGCAGTATGAACACAAAAGAACAATGGTAATGGTACATA